ATTCAACGCATTCATCAGGTCTTGTATAACTAGTGGATAATCAACCAATCTAAATTTCTTCCCCGTGTTGACAGGTTTTAAGATGGTACCGACACCACCATCAACCCCTCCACCTGCGTTAGTGGTCTTTGGTTTATTTGCGCCTATTGTGCTGAATCCGATATATGATGGCATAAACTATTTATCACTTATTATATACGGTATGCGCGTGGTTGACTAGCTACGAATTCAGCGTACTGCTTGTCTGTTACCTCTTTGGTCAATGACGCTAGTTCTTGGCTAGCTGCCGCAATTTGAGGATCACCCTGTGGTAACGTGTTTGATAGCTCCTGAAATCGATCTTTAGCAACGGTAGCTTTATCCTGCAATGATTGTATTTCAGCCAGTGCTGCGGCGATTGGTTCTGCTTTTGCTAAATTAGCTGCCTGAGCCGAAACTGCTGCGGCAGAAATTGTTCCAGAGAAATTGGGCTTGGGAATACCTGCCCCCAATAATGATCCAATTTGCCCATCTATTGCGCTTCTATCTGTTGTGTTCAATCCTACTGTAGGTAATTTAATAGGGAATGCTCCACCGGATCCGAGCGCGGCGACAGCAGCATTAAGTTGAGCGGCGTCCGCACTTGGCAGTCCGCCTGTAGCAACTGATGCTAAACTTGTAGTTCCTGATTTGAGCTTATCAAATACGCCTGAAATTGCTCCGGTAGTTTTACTCAATAGATTAGAAGCAGCTCCAGTTATAGAGCCAACTGCACCCGAAATTGAATTAGGTAATGATATCCCGTTTGTAACTGCTGTGGTTGTATTAGTAAGTAGCGCTCCTATAGCAGCCGTACCCGGGATAGCATTAGTCGCACCCTTGGCATAATTAACTACAGCAGATATTGCGTTTTGACCACCCGGTAAAGCATTTACCCCGCTAGCTAATGCAGAAGCTACCCCTGCAGGGGCCCCTGCTGCCGCGCCAGTCGCTGCTGCTACCGCACCTGTTGCTGCTGCTACCGCACCTGTTGCTGCTGATGTTAACCCACCTAATGCACCGGTTGCGGCTGATGTTAACCCACCTACTTCGCCAAGTGCTCCGCTAGCTGCACTTGCCAATCCACCTGCTGCACCTGCTGACTCTGCCGCTTTAGCAGCCTCTGCAATTGCTGTTAGATTTTGCGGCATGCCGGCTTGTAGTGGCTTGAATGCACGTGTTATGGCTGAGAATGCTGAACCGGCCACACCCTTTGCCGCATCCATCAACCCACTAAGTCCTGCTATTTTAGTCATTGATCCCAATGCGGTGGAGATAGATCCCAAGCCACCGGTAACATTTTGTGCGATGCCGGCAGCGAGATTACCAGAGTTAACCGCATTAGATACTGCGGATACTGCACCAGCAGCGCCTGATACAGCATTCCCAACACCACCTGAAATGTTTTTTATGCTAGATAGGGTAGCGTCCACCCCCGCAGTTGCACCTGACATAATAATGCCCGCAACTGCGCCAGGGGCTTCTTTACCGGTCATCGCCCCCGCTGCGGTTAATGCCGTTTGAGACTGTTGAAGGCCAATAATTGCTGCATTAACCTGTGCGGTTGGATTTTGAATGAGTGCAGTAAGATTTTGTGCACCAGGAACACCCGTGAATAAATTAGATGTCAGTGCCGATTGCAAGTTTGATCCACCTTGAACTAGTGAGTTAGTCAGCGCGGCAGCACCGGGTTTAAGAATCCCGGCGGCCTCTAACTGGTTTGGTACCTGGGCTAGACTACCTACCGATGCTACAGCACCTTGAACAGTTGATACTATTCCCGAACCTGCAGCGACTGCCGCTGCAGCTGGACCAGTAGCAGCATTTCTAGCCATTGCCCCAACCATTGCTGCACTAGTATTTGTGTCAATCGCTGCGCTCACCGCACTTAGTGGTGGCATTGTTGAGGCAACTGCGACAGTTACCGGAGATGGAGTAGCTGCTCCTTGAGCATCTGCATTAGTTGCTTCAACAGCAGCACTAGGTGCAGAAGGTAAAGCATCTTTTGCGTTTACTGTGCTCTGAACATCTACTCCCTGTCCTGCATTTGCCCATGGCGCGTGAGCCGGCGCCCTAGACACAACACTAATAAGTTTACCTGGCGCAGCAGCAAATCCCTTAGCCGAATCATACAATGTATCTGTGTGTGCAGTGACGGGGAGAGGTGGCACCACATCTGGCGTAGTTGATGTAGCTCCCGTGTTTAAATTAACTACCGAGCCATTAATGTATGTTGTACCGCTACTAGCATATGAAGCGTCGCCAGCTGACTCCATACTCATTGCACCATCTACTTTGTGTGTATGAGTACCCATTGTATAGACTGTATTGTTAGTACCTGTCTTTTGATTAAAGTCTTTTTCTGCATTGATATTGATAGACTCTGCTTGAATGTTTAATTTTTTCATAGCGTGAATATTAATATCATTATCTGCGTGTAGATTTAAGTCACCCTGTGTTCTAATATTAACAGAGTTAGTTGAATACATATCAATTGTGCCTTCTTTCCCTAACTCAATGTATGACTGTCCGTTAGAATGTAGGATCATCAACGTTTGACCATTATCACTCATTAATATTTGATGACCCAGAGAAGTGCGAATTCTTACCAATTGATCGCCGCCTATTTGATCGCCATCATCCATCACGATTGAATGACCACCCCTGCGAGAAATAACTTTTAATCCGGCACTTTGACCGCCCTGCCCCGCAGCTTCAGCTACTGTCTCGTCTGTAAAACCACCTTGATAGATAGGTCTACCGGGTGTGCTTATTCCCCAGCCAACTCTACTAGGGGATTCTCGTTGCGCACTAGAGCTAATTGGCCCTCTGATCGGATCTCGGATGATACCCTGTTGATTCATAATCATCGCAACATCACTATGAACAGGCTTAGACACTTTTAGAAAGTTAGGCTCATTAGTAATAGCGGCGTTATTAGTATTCATATTGGTTACTGGAAGTCTAGTAGACCCTCCATAACCACTTGCTTCGCCGGAATTTGGCACAACATTAGTACTTGATCCGATAGCAGGAACCATGTGCAGTGCTTCTGGCTTAGGGACACATCCAATGTAAAAGCCATAATTCATATCACCATTAACAAATATACAGACAACAGTAGTACCTAGATCAGGTGGGCTATTCCAAAATCCATATGAGACTGAATTTGTTTTATAGGTGCCGAAGCCTGTATTAGCTGAGGTAGATTCTACTAATCCATAAAAAGGACTCATGTATGATACGGTCATCCAACTATCGGCGTCATCTGGGTCATTGCTACTAAAGTCTGCAATGTATACCTGTATTCTGCCGGCTCGTATGGGATCTATGTTATTTTTTACTACACCCAATACAGGTACCGATCGGATATTAGCTCCGCCCGCATCGGGCTTATTTGCTTTTTTAGTGCCTACAGGTTTAAAAACGTCTTGTGCCATAATTAGAATTCCCTTCCGCCTTCTGCCGGAGCATATGTTGTATTACTACTTTGCCCGTCATCCGATGCAACGTACGGATTTAATGCGTCACCGGTGGCTGTTGTCAACTGAGTAGATGCAGGTGCATTTTGTAGTGCGTTAAAGTTAGTAGTTATTGTTGAGGTAAATCTACTTATTGCATTCCCCACACTGGTAACAGCACTCTTTAAGAATCCGGTAGTTGCGATTGGTGTAGCAACTACCGTTGGTGAAGTACTCCGTAAGTCAGTATTGATACCCAACAAACCCAAATCAGCTACACGGCCTTCTCCAGTACTGGCAGCATCTGCTGTTGCATCCACAAATTGTGCCATAGAACATTCAAGAACCTGAGTGAATTTACCACCACTAAAGTTACTCACGACCTCTAGTACCATATAAACGATGCCGCCACCTCGCGCATTAACTTCTCGTTGAATACTTGCGGGATATTTAATAAATGATATTCTATTGTTTATGTTGAGCAAGCCAGTGGTATTGTTATAATCTGTTACTTCATTGAAATTAATCTCGATAAATACTTGTCCTCCATTTGGATTAATAGTAAACCCGTCACCACCATAAAATTGATTATATACTTGATTGATGCTAGTAGGAGCTTCATTCATTAAGAAATCCGGGTCACCTAATATAGTAATTTTTGCTTTAGCAAACGAGGAAGGGTCCAGTAAACTATTAATGTATGAGTTTTGTGCCTCCATTCCATCGCTCAGTTTGTTTAGTCTAGAACCCGGCTGTCTCTGCCCACTTACCAGAGGGATCTCATCACTTCCTCCGGTGGCGGCTCCCGTATTATCTAGTTCGGGTATGTATAAGTTGTCTAACACGACATTATAATACAGATTGTCTAATGTTTGCTCGTAATTGATAACCTCAGAATTTTTTCCAGTGAACCAATAGTCATATCGTTTACAAGGACCGTAATATGATCCGGCTTTTTTTGCAAAGGCGCTGCCAACTACTACCGGAGTTTCATACGGTTGAATAACATATGTGATGTTGTATGCAAAGTCTTTCGAAACTGAATCCCATCTAGGATTAGTTACTTCAGCCGCAACATTATACCATTTAATAGTTGCCGCCTTTCCCGGTGCC